TCACCAGCAGCGACCCAGACTTGGATTTTCACATCAGCAGCAGTGAGAGATGGTGTTGCCAACTCATTTACTACATAAACTGAAAGAGATCCATTGTCATATAAGCTACCGCAGGTAACTGGATTCACATCATCGTAAATCGTAGAGCCTGTGATAGTCCCCAACCCAGCATTAAAAGCCCAAGCACGAATGTTAGCCCACTTTACTTCATACTCAAAATCTCTATTCTCAGAAATGTCAATAACTGTAGAGTAAGTTTGGTTAAATGGAATGGCGCCGGCTGGCGATGTAGCTGGATTATAGACGATACGAATACGTCCTCTATGATATTCAGAACACACAACATTAAATCGAAATTTAATAGAACCTTGCCAAGCCTCAAATGGTGTTGCGGCATAGGCTAATGCTGTGGTATGAATTTCAGAGACGACACCTGACGTGACCGTGTCTCCATAAAGAGGAGCTACGATCATAGAAGTCAGCATAGTATCCGTTGTTGCTGTTTCTGGCCAATCAAATTGTCTGAAATAAGACCATCTTTGTGCAATAGAATTAACAGTTAACTCATCTTCACCTCCGAGACCCATCAATCTAGTATCTACACTCAATTCATTTTTAGAATCAAGAGTTAACTTAATAAGGGCCTCAGGAGCGTCAGAGTTTGTCATATTTCCCATAACACGCGGAGTGTATGGTTTAATTTCATCTAGAATCTGAGGGCGAGAATATCCAAAAATGCGAGCAACATCTCCAATCCGTGTGGAGATCATAGAAGTTGCTTTAGCATATGGTGCTAGTACTGGAATCTGTGATAAAGCATCTGCTGCCGAAGCAATTGCTGAGGCAGGTTTGCTGATTAATCCTCCACTTGAAAACTCATCATAAGAAGATGTGTTAGAGGAGCGCTTCATCATTTTATTAGACTTAGTACTGGCCTGTTTACTGTAGGGCTTGGGAAATCCAAACTCATCAAGATCAGCTTCCTCAACCGCACCCTGAGCGGATGCAGTAGTAGGAACTGAAAGAGTAAGGTTTTCAGCCCAGCAGAAAACAGTAACGGTAATGGGGTCTGTGCCCCCATTGGCATGTCGAAGAACATCGAAATCGTGTATATCAATTTCTCCCATCTCATCAGGCCATCCAGCCCTTGTAATATCCAAATAATTTTCTGGCCAAATAAATGGCAAAAGCATTTCTCCTCCCTGGGAAGAAGTTGGATCTAACAAAAGATGTGGCTTTTGGGAAGCTTGCATCAAGTCTTGTTCAATAAAAGCTCTATTGACAGTGACTTCATCATCAGTAACAAATGGATTGTAAGATAACAAAGCACGACCATAGTAAAAGCTGTTACCATTGACTAAAACCTTCAGACGAAGGTTGCAACGCAAGTTACGATAACGATTGATCTTATCAAGGACATCAGCATTGCCGAAAAATTCGGTCCACGGATTGAAACGCGGAACCGACAACGCAGCTGAAGGAGTCCATTGATACTCTTTGATTTTAATCGGCCTACTGAGGAAATCACCCAGTTGAGCATCCGAGAAACCCGAGAGTTTTGTTGTTTCATCGGGGCTTGCGACAATGTCGTATGACCACGGTGAGTCCCCATCGACGAAATTCGTTGTTTGGGCGCTCGATTGTTTCGAGACTTTGGAGATGTTATACGCCGCACCTCCGTCAGCACTTGAATTATTTTGGCTAGTAAGTAATTTAAGTATATTGGATTGGTTGCGCTACTCTACGCTCCATCCTCAGTATATTTGGTTGATTGGCGAAATCTCCCCTAAATAGGGGTAGTCCACTGACTGCCATAAACATGCAAGCCTATATATAGTATACAAACATACAAACTATCTAACATACGGTAATCCAATACATGAATGCTATTTTAAACTTATCACCACGAATAGCTCCGGGGTTGGCTCAAGTTTTACGTCATTGCGGGACGGTGCTGCCAAATTAGCAATCATACTTCTCTTTGAACATAGCGAGACGCTGGTCATATGTGATCTGAAGTTCGGAACACATGTGGGAGAGGTTTGCTTTTTCGGCAACTTGAATCATTTGCTGACGGCGCAATTCATACTTATCGCGTCCGTGCTGAAACCATTCTCTGAGAGCACCATCAATGTTCATGGCACTCTGGTCTTCGGGGGAAACAACCTTAGACTTCAAAACAGAGTGAAGTGACTTGAAGATAGATGACTCTTGTAGAGCGCCATGGATCAATCCTGTATCAGGGTTGAAGATGTTGTGACGCTTCAAGAAATCGACATCTCTGTCATTCATGTAAGGTGTTGGTTCGGATTCTTTATCAGGCATCGTGAAAACCATGTCACGTTCTGCCAAGAATTGAGCAAAAGAGATATGATTGAACCAGTCAAATCCCTTGCGGACGGAACCAGATACATCATCACCATATGTCATCATCGAACCATTTCTACGGAAAGGTTGAGGAGGGCCGAGTTCGGCAGGCCACATATGAAAATACGCAGAGCGCATCAATAGTGAATTGACAATACAGTTAATGTATACTGTGAGATTTTGTCCTGATGGATTAGATCCACGATGAATGATGATATCGCCATTATAAGAGACACACGCGAACGCAATCTCAGTGGCAATTCCTTTCATAATGAATAATTCCAGAGGAGTATAATCTCCACACTCTTCGGCAATGTTAATCATGCATTTGAATGCAGCAAGAATAAGCGATGCAGGCATCCTTAAATCATACTTACTGTAATCTCCAGCAAATACTCGGTCAGAACCGAATTTTAATATATGCTTAGCGAGTTGGTCCCATTCTGGACCTTGAGCATTTACCCCTACAGCACACTCAGATGTCAATGGGAAGATCGACATAATCCGAGCGATAGGAAGGAAGTATTTACGGATCAGCAATTGGAAAGCAAATTCGCATGCTTGGAACACACGTACTTTCTCCTTGCCTTTCTTAGTAGGCTCATCCTTCACACAGGCTTTGAAAATGGCATAACAACGCTCACCTTTGGCGAGTAATGCTTCCATATTCCTAAACTCTTCCATAATTTCCTCATCACATTCAGCAGGACACATATGGTCGGGATAATCCTCAGGATCTAGCAAGCGAATACAATCGCTTTTAGGGCCAGAAAGAGGAAAGCCTTTGGAAGTACCTTTGGGAATAGCATCAATAAATCTCTTACCATCAATTCCACACAATGATTGCATGTCGTTGAGTGGTTTCAATTCGTTGAATACCATTGCCTTAAATTCATCCTGAAGAAGGACTTCAATTAGTCCATTGCAATAATCTTGTACAGCACTATCAACGAGTGATGGTTCAACACCAGAACTCGGATTAGCAGAGTGCGTTAAAGATTCTTGCCACATTTTCCAAGAGTGAAATTGCGGTGGTCCGAAATCATTTGGTACTCCGGTTACCTCTTCAACAATATCAGAGATAGGGGTAGGAATAACAGAACTCTTGGTATGAGTAGCACGTTGGTTGTTTTGTCCCACATACTCAACATTACTTCCAACAGGAAGATAGTTCAGTGGTGATTTGGGATGTACATCTTGATTGATGATAACTTGCTTGTCATATTTGGTGACGGGAAAGTCTCCGTTCACATGGCAAGGGAAAGTACCCTTCCATTCCTTGTGAGCGTTATGAATTGCTGCTTGCAATTCAAGACGAGTAATGTGCAACGCTTTACCACTAGTATTACCAGTGACGCCACGCAAATGGATGCCAATAATAGTTGGGCGAGCAAACGCGCCAACTAAAGTAGCCATGCACATACCAGTAAAGGTATTGTAAGGTGCATTATATTGGTATCCGGGTCCTCCAGATTCGGAATTTCTGATATAGTTAGCACGAACTAAATCATCTCTCACCTCTCCTGTCTGATCACGATAAATCAAATGAGCAGAACCTGAAGCAGTACATTCATTAGGGAATAAATCCGTAATGTCTTTGTATGGACCGCCTGCCTCAATAGAGACTAAGCAAGCATCTTTTCCAGGAATAGGAATCATGGAATTGACGCTAACAAAGCCCCTGAAAGTGGAATTCAGGTTGGAGGGGTCTCCTTTGGTAACGAGAACTTTCATATCTTTACGATTTTCAAAAATATGTAGCGGCATAAGATACATTGTACCTCCTACAGCTAGGATATCGCAAGATTGTTGAAAGCCATTTTCAACAAATTTGGCGTGAAATAAATTCTTAGTCACACGCGAAACCACTTGTGCTTCTGTCATAGTAGCATTTTTGGGAGTCACGTGAAGGGAGGCTGCAACTGCATTCGCCCAAGGATTAACTTCAGTATCTCGTTTTTCAATTTCTTCTACAGACTCGGGAGCGAGAACTGTCTGCTGTTCATGAACTGTCCTCATCGTAATGACTAAGGAATACAGAACTTTCGCAACAACACAGATAGAAAAGAATTGAACTGCTTTACACTTACGAATGGAAGCAAAAAGATCAGTAGTCACATCTCGCCGAGAAGCAAGTTGATCACACATATCATTCTTCCACTTCGTAAGTACGCTATAATGAATTAAAGCGCACATAACAAATGCAAAGACAATCAAAGAGAGAGAGAGACATCCAAAAGGTACACCAGTTAAACACATAAACAAGAAAAGCGAAATCATATTCTTACGAGAAGTCTGCTCAAGTTCCAAAAATTCTCTAGCATGGTAAAACATGTAAAGTTTCTGGATCATGGGACTCTCTACTACACGCAATGGTAGTCGAACAGAAATAGCGTTCATCGTTGGAGTGAATTTGGTAAATTGCTCTCGGACGGATTCGAATGAAATTTGAGGCATTGCTTGTTTGTCAAAAGCCTTAGCAATGTCAACACGATCATAGCATTCCCAATCGG